TGATTCTTTCGGTGGATTATCACAACAAACTACACAATTAACTGTAATGAGTCGAGTGGTAGAAAGAGACCAACGACAGATTATGGAAAAGATTTTCCCTGCTATCTTAGATAACTTTGGAGTAACTGACTATGAAATGGTGTTACCTAATCCAGAAGAAAAAGCAGAAGCTACTAGAATTGCTCATGCCCAACAAAAAGCAGGTATAGCTAATCAATTACTTCAGATGGGCTTTGATGTTGAATTAAAAGATAATAAGGTAGACTTAATGGAAGTAGACTTCGTAATCAGTGGAGAACCTGTTCCTAGTACTCAGATGCAAGGTGAAATGACTGCTATTCAATTAGACCAACAGCAACAACAAGCTGCTGAACAAGAAGCTCAAAGAGCTTCACAAATAGAAGGGGAATCTCCTGAAGGTGGTGAAGAAGAAGGTGGTGAAGAAATTGAACAGAGTTTAGAGAAAGATTTAGTAACATCAGACCAGAGAGGTCAACCTTTGCAACAACCTTTTGCTAATTTAAACACTGCTATACCTAAAGGTAAAGGTAAATTCCAAGGTAGAACTGCTGGTAGAACTCCAGACCATAATGATAAAACCCCTCTAGAAGAACGTGATATAGAAGAATATGCTGAAGCTAGAGCACAAAAAGCTGAAGATAGAATGTATGGTTTAACTAAGACTTCTACATGGACTGATAGTTTATCTAATCAAGGATTTAGTTATCCTATTATTAAACAAGTATCATCAGATGGGTCTAAACTATGGTTTATAGAAAATGGTGTAGACTATGTTGGAACATTAACATCTGAGGGTGTTAGTAATATTTCTAAAGCTGCGTTCTCAGGTATAGAAGGTAAAAAATATTTCGGAGACCAGTTTAAAAATGAAAAAGGTGATGGGTCTTCTAAAAAGAATATCCCAGTCAACGTAGAGGAGGAAGACGATGACTAAAAAATTTTCATCTAAAGATGCTAAATATAGTAAAAAACCTAAGTCAGCTTTGCCTAAAAAACCGGGTGAACCTGACCAATATGAAAACCATAACTACGCAGACCGAGAGGTAAGACCTGATGGTTCAACAGTTTATTATTATGAGAATGGGGTAAAAGCTATACACCATCCAAAAGCTAGTAGTAATCCACGTTATCATAAATCAGCTGCTAAACACCACTTAGATGAAACTAGTAATGCTATTGATTCTTCAAAATATAAAGAGGCTTTAGCTCATCTAAAAGCATTATCAGGGCATAGTCAAGCCTTAGATAAGTTTAGGGATAAAGGTTCAGTAGAGAAACTTGCAAAAGAATTCTCAGGAACTGTAGCAGTGGCTAGTGACCCTGCCGTATTTTCTAGGACATATGGAGGTAATAATAAAAAAGGACAGAGTGGGGTAGCTAAGTTAGATAAATATCTTAAAAAAAATGTGAGTAAAGAAGTAACTGCACTATTAACTGATGTCCGCAAAGAATTTAAACAGAAAGAATTTATAGAGAAACTAGATTTTATACCTGAATTAGATAAAACTAAAGAAATATTAAAGGATGATACTGTTGACTTTATAGAGAATTTCATGGATACTGAAGAAAAGTCAGATGAATAAACTAGATAAATTTTTAGAATTTATGGAAACTGACTTGACTCGAAAGAAAAAAGATGTTAAAGTTACATTAAACAATATGCCTTTTTTAAATAACTATAAAAAATCTAAAGAAGGTAGAATAGAAAATCCACCGGATAGAAAAACTATAGCGTTTGGTTCTGGGAGAAGTCCTAGACCAGACCCTAATGGATATAGGAACCCACCTAATAGGAGGCAACCAGACCCGGAAATTAATTAAGGAGAGAAATGGTAATACCAGAAAAAGCGAAGCCAGAGATAGTAAAGAGAAAGTTAGCAGGAGCCACATGGAGTAATATAGCTAGATGGGTTAATGATACATATGGCTTAAATATTCATAGAACTACATTCCAAAAATGGTTTGACAGAGATGTTGATTTAGGAGAGGTAGATGAAGTAGTAGAGAATTCAATTGATGAGATAGAGACTCCAGATTTTTCCCCTGATACTCATGCCAAATTAACTAAGAAGATTGAAACATATAAGGGAGAGGCACGTTATTGGAAGAAGGTAGCTGAATCAGCTATTAAACAAGATGCTAAGAGAGACCTTTTAGTTGATGCTATTAAAAAATTCACTCCTTCGTATAAATCTGTTAAGAGTTATAAGACTAGGAAACCCTCTGGAAAGATAAAGGGGGACAGTGCTCAATCAGTTATTGCCCCACTTACTGATACTCACGTTGGAGATAACGTAGAATCAGACCAGATGTTAGGCTTAAACGCATATAACATTGATATATTTAATAGAAGACTATATGGTTGGGCTAATCAAGTTTTAAATCTTGTAGAGCTTAGACGTAACTCTGCTGAAGTAAATGAATTAGTTGTTCCTATGTTAGGAGATATGATTAGTGGAGACATCCATGAAGAGTTAGCAAGAACTAATAATGACCATTGTATGGGACAAATGATTAGAGGAGCTAACTTAATTTCACAAGCGTTGATGTTCCTTGCCCCACACTTCGATAAGATTAAGGTTCCTTGTGTGGTAGGTAATCATGGTCGAATGACTAGAAAACCTCCTATGAAAGACAAGTATATGGATTGGGATTATATGTTATACCAATGGATTGCAGTCTTTTTAAGAGACCAAAAGAACATAGAATTCCATATACCTAAATCATTTATGACTACTATTAATGTATGTAATAGAGATATATTACTGGCACATGGAGACTTTATAAGTGGTGGTGGAAGTGGGACTGCTATTAATAGAGGAATTAGTAACATGCGAAATGTTATGTCATTCCAGAAAGGTTTAAAGGATGAGGTTATTCAGTTACAAGATAATGTTCTTGAAGGAGTTCCTGATAGATTTGAGTCTGCATTAATAGGACACTTCCATAGAATTGATGAGATAGATATAGGAACTGGAGCAGTACATATCTGTGGTTGCATGAAAGGTGGAGATGAATTCGCTATGCAACGTGTTCAAGCTATCAATAAACCAAGACAATTAATGCTTTACTACCATCCAAAATATGGAGAGATTGGTAAAGAGATTATATATCTAAATAGATATGACAGTTCTACAGAATGCTTTGATGATATAATGCCTGATATCTGGGTAGGAAATTTCTTAGATAGCTAGATTTTAAGTATAATAAATACAAAGGAGATTTATTATGCCATCAGAAGAAGCTAATGAAGCATTTATAGCTTTTATAAATGAGCTTATAGAGACTTTTGCTAATGCTGTATTTGAGCAATCTCAAGCAGTAGTCCCTGTAAAAACGGGTGCTTTAAAAGAATCTGGTACTATTACAAAATCAGTTTTCGGAATGAAAATTGAGTATGATACCCCTTATGCTTCTTTAATTGATGGGCATGGACAAGACTCTACTATGATTTACAAAGATGGTAAGTCCTATAGATTCCCAAAATCTCCTGCAACTACAAGTGGCTTCGTATCTAATACAGTTGAAGAATTAGCTGAAGTCATGCTACCTCAATTAATTATTGAATCTAATGGTGGGGAAGCGTCAATAAACTATAACTTTTATATACAATAATAGAAAAGGATAATTAAAATGGTAGACATAGATAATGTAACTGGAGACCAAGAATGGTTGATAGCTAGACATTCACGAATGGTAGGAAAGATTTTAGACTTAGTAGAGACTGCAATGCCTGAAGGCAAACAATGCGAAAAGCTCAAGAAATTACTTCAAGTACCTCTATACGATTTTAGGAATGACATGTTACGTTTACAAAGCGGTGATGTAGATACTAATATCGTTGAGTAACCCTATATTTTTTTATATTTCCATATAAATTAGTATAATATAAGTGTACATAGATTATAAATATTTATTAAAAAGGTCGGGGGTGGCTTAGACCAACCTTTTTGAGGTCGAAGTATAATTTACAAAAAAACTAAAACTACTTTACAAGGAGGACATTATAATGTCTGACGAAATTCTAAACAGAATTGAAAAGCACATGGAAGGTACACAGCTAGGATTAGCTGCACTATCAGAAGTGTTGCAAAAAATGGATGCAAGAATCGAAAATGAAGCAGAAGTTTCATACGAAATTGCAAAAGAAGAACAAGAACAGTTAGAAAAGGAGTATTTGGTAAGAGATATTGCTAAGGCAGTATTAATTGAACTTGCTGATAA